CCTCTCGCACTATCTCAGTAATCAACAGAAACACTACAGCAAACAATGCTCAAGGTATTGCATTACGCTCTGTATCAATCAATGGTACTACTCAGTCTGGTGTAAAACTTATTGCAGTCAACACTGCACGTACTACAACAGGACTGACATCTGACTTTGCGATCTTTACTAACGTAAACGGTACAATTTCAGAAAAAATGAGAGTTACGAGTGTAGGAAACGTCGGCATCGGCACAACCTCTCCATTCTCACTCCTTTCCGTCGCCGGCTCTGCATACATCGGCGGCAACTTCACAGCAACCGGCACCGCATCAACCACAAACCTTTCCATTACCTCTATCACCGGCTCTACTCAGTGTCTCCAGGTGAACACTCTCGGTCAGGTTTCAGGTACAGGTTCAGCTTGTGGATCTGGCTCCGGAGGAGGCTCAAACTCAAAGTGGGCAACATCAACAGATACACAATTCATTCAACCTAACGGGGGGACAACAATGGGGCTTCTTATCGGTACAACCACGCCTAATCGGTTTACCTCTCTCGTGTTTGCTTCAACTACTCCAACCATAAGCCTTACGGACACAAATGCTCCTACGGACAAGAAACATATATTGCTAGGTAACTACGATGGTGTATTCCACATAGGAACATCAACAGATGCCCTTTCAGCAACATCATCTCTGATAAGTATTGACGGAGGACAGTCACCATCGCTCTCAGTAGGTACTTCTACCGCTTCGGGAATGTTGAACTTGGGCAGAAACGGCGCTTCAACAAACTCAACTACGACAGTGTTTATGCATAAGATTCAATTCGATGGTTATAACACTGCTGGGACAAGAGTATGTATGTATGTAGTCGGTACAACATTCACAGTTACTAGCGGAGCTTGTGGTTCAAACTAATGAAAAAACTTTTACTCATATTAGCCCTAATACTTCTCCCGCAGTTTGCCTATGCAGATATTACAACTGGACTTGTAGGCTGGTGGAAATTCGATGAAGGTAGCGGAACCAATGCTGCGGATTCAGGTAGTGGAGGTAATGCTGGAACTTTAACAAATTCTCCGACGTGGGTATCGGGAAAAATCGGTAATTCTGCTATCTCTTTCGATGGGGTGAATGATTATGTGGATATAGGAAATCCATCAGCACTACAAATAATTGGCCAAATTTCTCTATCTGCGTGGGTAAATGTTGATGTGTTTGGGGATGGAAGTAATGGATGTGCTGGTTTTTGTTCTGCAATTATAGAAAAAGGATTTTCTGGTGGAAAAGAGGCATATGTTTTACGCATACAATATCCCACTGCTAGACTTACACATGAACTAGCCGTCCTGTCTTATGATGGTACAGATAATGGAACTTACTGGGCAAAAACCGGATGGAACACTGGTGTATGGCATCATGTTGTAGGTGTTTATAATGGTACAAATTGGATTCTTTATTTTGATGGCGTGAATGTAGCACAAACATCCGACGGAACAGGAGCAATATCTTCAGGAGTCGCTGTTACTATAGGAGCTGCTATTATCAATGGATCCCCCGTAAGGTACTTCGATGGGAGTATCGACGATGTCCGCATCTATAACCGCGCTCTTTCATCTACAGATGTAGCAGAACTTTATGCGTATCCAACAGTTACTACCTCAATCCCGCGAATGATAATAAACTTCGGTAGATGGATTATCAATCAAGGTAGACTTTTAATTAACTAAATATGAATCCAGTCATAAAAATAATCGCAACAGCAGTCATAGCGATATCAGGAACACTCACAGCCGTGAGTATGGTTCCGGAAAATATTGATTCTCAAACTCAATATAAAAAAGTAGACGACAATACCATTCGTGTAACAAATATTCAGGTAGATATAGAGGATTTAAATATTGACGAAATAAAAAGAGTTCAGGACATTTTTATAAAGAGAAAGGATGACGTAGCGAAAGGTTTAGTTGATCCACTTATGAGATATGAAGATTTTTTCATTGAAAAGTATCAAAAAATGATAGATGCCGCATCACAGGTGGGTGTCGAATTGAAACAGTAGTTATTAGATTTTATTAGATAATTAAAATGACTGATAAACCATATGAGAATAGAGAGATAGACAGCATGTTCAAAGATGTACATGAAAAATTGGATTTGATTATTAGAACAAATAATTTAACTTTAATTCAGGCCACAAAGACAAATGGGCGGGTTAGTAAGCTTGAAAGGAATATTCTCGTTGTCTCTTATGTGGTGGGAACAATTCTCCTTTTAAAATTCCCGCAAGTTATTGAAACGATAATGAAATTTATATGATGAATTATGGATACAAACCGCCGGTAAAAGAACCAGAGCACTATGTATTAGGTGCCGTGGGACAATCGTTACCAAAAGTGGTGGTAAGACCTGATGGGCAGTGGGATGCCTTCTTACCAAAGGATGAGTTCCAGAGAGATGATGAAGGTTTTGATACTGCTAACTGTACAGCATACGCGTCAGAAAACGCATGGGAGACACTTATAAAAGCTAGGTACGGGATTGATATAGACTTCTCGGAGCGTGATCTAGGTATCAGGGCCGGTACGTTCCCGCCTGGTAACGATCCTAAGACCGTCGCCGTCACAGCTCGCAAGCAAGGACTCATCATAGACTCCATGCTTCCTTTTAGTTCAGATATTCGTGATGCTGAAACCTATTATTCATATCAGGAGGATAAGAAGAAGCGCGAGTGCGATGCGGCGGCTTCTCAACACTTGGTTAAGTTTTCAATAGGCGAAGAGTATGTGAGTGGTGATGTGGCCTCAATGAAGGAGGCTTTGAAGTATTCCCCGCTTGGGGTGGCACTGTACGCTTGGTATAAGGAGGGTGAGGTATTTGTAAGGCCACAAGGGGGGCAGGACACTCACTGGACTATGATCTATGGATACTACGATAACGGAGACTGGAAATGTTTCGACAGCTATAATTACTCTAAAAAACGCCTTGCAAAAGACTTTGGTTTTAGGATTTTAATGCGATACCACATAGAGCAGAAGTTATACGTGGAACTTTCAGTCATACAGAAGTTCATTAAAATATTACAAGACCTCGGGATAGTAAAAAAAAAATCAGTGATTGAAGCACCGCCAGTAATTGAGATACCTATTGAGAAACCTAGTTTACTCGACATTGTTAAGCAATTTCTAAACACGGATCCTACACCTGACGACCTCACGCCGGATGATGTGGCATGCGCTGAATCGTTGAGTACCCTTATAAAAAAGATCTACCCCGATTTTCCGGTGCTCCAATCGACCGTAGATCTAGACCGAAAGCTTTTTTTGGATAAGAGGTTCCAGCGTGTATTGAAACCAGCTCCGGGAGTGATTATTGTTTCACCAAGGACAGCCCACACGCTTGGGCACACGGGTGTATTTACCACTGATAATATAATCGCTTCTAACACATCGAAGACAGGACTCTTTGTGGAGAATTACGAGTGGAACGAGTGGATTCGGGAGATGAAAATGAAAAGGCATCTTAACATATACCTATACGAAATGGTATAATATTAATAGTTAATTTAATAAAAAAATGGGAATTTCAAGAGAATATATTGCGAGTTTGACAGTTATTATAGTGAGCCTTTTAGGGCTATTTGGTATTGATGTGGGTAGTGAAGAACTTACCGCAATCATAACTGGTGCCGCGGCCCTTTATGTTATCTATCGAAAGATACAGAAAGGAGAGATCACACCATTGGGAGCGAGAAAGAATTAAGGTTCCTTACTGGAGTACACGTTACGTACGACACACTGGTCTGGAAATAAAAAACGGTAAAGGCCGAGGAGTAACTTTTACATGCCATCGGCCTTTTACTTTGGTATAATATACGTCTACCTTGGACACCCTACCGCACTGCACTCCTGTTCGTAATCTCGTCGATTACTGATTCAGGTGAGAATTGACCGTATGATTTTATTTCAATACAATTTTAGAATCATTCCTATTGCTTGGACTCTTAATGGCGACTCCTATCCTTACCGAAGCAGAAACAATCGAAATACCCTATCAGTTTAACTCTAAAAGCTCCGTAGAGGACTTTATTATCGCTGAAGCTATGAAGTATCATTATCCGCCAATGAGAGCCGTGGCGATAGCTAGGGCTGAATCAGGGCTTTATATAAATGCCAAGAACACAGGATCTACCGCTTCAGGGACATTTCAGTTTATTAATGGGACATTCAAAGGATTTTGCATAGATAAATACCAACTAACAGATACTATGAAAGATAAGAATAATCCCGCTGTACAGATCAAATGCGCCGTACGTATGTTAGCTGAAGGTGGTGAATCCCATTGGAGTGAATCTCGGGGAGTGTGGGGTAAGGTCTACGGTAACACGTAGGCCTAATAATCGACGACTGTTCTGGTCGTAAGGATTCGACTCCCTTTCCCAGCGACAAAAGTACCCTATTACGAGGGTATTTTTGTATTTGTTTCATGGTATAATATGTTACGGACTATTCTTTGAAAGGTATGTGGCAGAGACTCCTAATCCATTCGACACGGATAACGGAGGACGTTTCTTCAAAAGCGTTCGGAAGCGGCTCTTGCTGATTGCACACAATCGGCTATGAGTCCCTGCTACATACAAAAATACAACAAGGGTTCATTGTGAATGACAAAATAATAGGGCGGCCAATCCGCCTAAACAGACACAACCTCCTTTTAAAAGGAGGCAAACGATATGCCGAGGTAATTTTCATCGGCGATGTTCATTATGGTTCTCCACAATTCGACAAGAAGAAATTCTTGGCGATGCTTGAGTACTGTATTCAAAACAACCTCTACGTCTTCTTAATGGGAGACTTGATTGAGATGGCTACGCGTCATTCAGTTGGCGCGGGAGTTTACGAACAGGAATCAAATGGGGATTCTCAACACGAGCAAATGGTCGAGTGGCTTAAACCACTTGCCAAGAAAAAGCTCATATTGGGAACCCACAGTGGCAATTAACAAAAATGGTTGCCCCCTCTAGCGATAGAGGTAAAAAAAATCTGGCCATTTGCTGGAATAACCTTAGAGCCTTAACTACGAAACAGTAATTCGAAAGGATAAGCTGAAAGTGAAAATGTTAAGGATTGGTCAATCAGCAGGAAAGGCTCCGCACATTGCTTGACTTAAGTAATAGGAGAATCCTCAACGACTACACGCCAGACACTTGTGCATAATCACGAAGTATTGATTCTTTAAAGGGTTACACCTTGAAGAATATGGAGTGGGTTACACACTCTGAAAATTCAAGACGAGGCTCTGTCAGCCAGCACAAGTTGAAGATATAGTCTGAACTGCATGGAGACATGCAGATTAACAAAATTACATGAAGAAAGAGCATACAAAGAGACTGGTGTTAATATTGCGAAAGCATTGGCACGAGAACTCTGTATTCCTTATCTTGGTGACGCTTGTTGGAGTGAGTTCAGAGTCGGTACTGAAAAGTACTCTCTCTATTCACTCCACGGCAGGACAGGTTCGCGGTTTGACGGCACAGCACTACTTGCACTGGAACGAATTTCAACCTCGTTCTTTGCAGACCTAGTGGCCATGGGACATACCCATAAGTGCATCAACTCCGCAATCTTAATCCAACGGGTAATCGACGGGAAAGTTAAGGAGCATAAAAAGTTCCTACTCATTACTGGTCATTACCTTCGCTATGACGGCGGCTACGGTCAAACACTCGGTTTACCTATCGGAAAACTTGGCTCTCCGAAAGTTAAATTCTTCGCAGACAAACACGACCTTTTAATTAGTTGGTAAAACTAAGGGCGTAACAGCCCTTTTTTGTTTCATGAAAATACTACGTAAAGGCATGTTACCTCCTGAAAAGGAGTACCAAGGTGAGTGTTCGTATTGCAATTGTTTTGTCATCTGTTCTTCAAACGAGGTAACTTGGGAAGAAGACAGAAACCAAGACTATGCAACGGTCAAGTGTCCAACGTTAGGTTGTGTTCAAAAAATATACCTGAAATGAACCATCGAATCCATCGCACTATCATCGTGGATGAATGCCGCACTTACATAGTGCATCTTTCATTCATTACGGAGCCATGTTCTGAAAAAAACATCTCCGTCAATGTCATATCGGTAATGCCGATACAAACTCGTCAGGTAATGCTTAGTGACCACGTTAAAAAAGATGCACAACTGCGACTTTTGTTTGAGGGTCATAACCCTCCGACCAACAACACCGAGATATGATGGTAGGTATTTCTGCTCACAAACTCATCAGTCATTTTATATTGCTGATAAGCTTGTCAGAAAGAACACACCCGTATTCTCTCGCTTAGGGAAACCTAAGCTCAAACCATGAACAGGTCTAGGTTTGATCCAGTGGATGCAATTCTCCTTATAGGGTTTTTGCTTCTTCTGTATCTTCTAACCAGAGGGTTTTTTTATGGTCATTATCATCGGCCAGAAAGTTCGTGTATTCACGCAACCCCTTGGACAGATACATCAAGAGGGGTATGCCGTTATGGTAAAGAGGGTCTGTCAGGTTTGGCAGAAAAAGATGAATTGGACAGGTTTCATCGTGGTGAAAGATTCTGTCTTGACGACAGGATTCTATCCCCATGGAAAGGAATTCGACCTTATTTTTCAAGAACTTCCCCCCATCACAGGGTTTACTACCGAAGACTGGGGAGAGGTGATAGAGCTTGGAGCGGCTGCACCTAGTGTGGGTTCTTTCTACAGTCAAGGTTCGCCTATTATGCCAGGGCAAATGTTGTTTTCTATAGGTTCATTCTTTGGAATACCCTACACGCTTGTCGCTTGTGAGGTAGAAAAGGTCTTAATCGCAAACCATGTGATGAATGACCAACGACTGGGGCTTCTTGACGAACATTCGGCAGGAAGTCCGGTATTCAATCAACAGTGCCAATTAGTAGGCATACTTGAGGCTTATATTGAAAAGACTGACAGGATGGTTATTAGGAGCCTTACAGCGAACGCTAGTGGTTTGCTTAAAGGATAGTTATTTTAAGCCACTTTAGTAGGTGGCTTTTTAGTTGTCATCAAGGATTTTATACCTTATCCACAACTAGCCCTTGCACAATTGTATACAATTGTATACGATATATTTATGACCAAACCAAAACCAAAAATCATTCTTTCTATCCGAATCTCAAGAGAGCTTTATAAGTCATTAGTTTTATTAGCTAAGAAAGAAAATAAGACGATCAGCGCAATAGGTGAAGGTGTTATGTGGGAAGGTGTGGCAGTAATTAAAAGGACTCAATATAATATAATTCAATGAAAAACAAAACCGAATTTGATTTTACTCCTCAAGGAGTAGAAAAGGAACTAAATTTTGCTCAATCTTGCGGTCTTGCAGCAGTGATACTTGTAGTTTTATTAGTACTAGGAAATCTATTTTTAGGACTCGACTAATATGAAAGCAATTCCATTAAAAATGCGTGAAAAGATGAATTCAATGTTCTTTTATGAAATTTGCGCTCGGCAGCATGCGTTTCGAGATCATGTTTGTAAGGCAAATCCTATGACTGGCCAACCAATAGAATGGGAACATGCTCTTACTTACAAAGGACAGCGAGTAAATGAAATTTGGGCAATCATACCTCTTTGTTGGTGGGCGCATAGTGGCGGAGGATTGATAAAAGATATTAGCAAATGGATAGCTTTAAACAGGGCAACACAAAAAGAGCTTAGGAATCCGAAATACATAAAGAATACATGGGAAAAAGATCTTCTTTATCTAAACGGAAAGTACGGAGGCTACTCTATGCCGAAATTTATAAAAATGCGGGAATAAATAAAAAAATAGATGTTTTGTCTAATTATTCCTTATAAAAACGGCTACCTTGGTAAATGCAGGTCCAAAGAAGTTTTCGGTATTACTAGGATGGAGGTTATAAAATTATTCCTACAATGACAAAAGCTAAAGAAAAGAAAATAGGTCTAGGTGTAACAAATACCATACAGGCCATTAAAGATAAATTTGGTGATGATTCTATTATGCTAATGGATCAGCAAGCCATTGTAGGATTAGATGCAATACCTACAGGGTCCTTTGGTTTAAATATCGCTCTAGGCATCGGAGGACTGCCTAGGGGACGTATTGTAGAGATATTTGGTCCAGAGTCCAGTGGTAAGACAACCCTCGCTCTACACGCCATTTCTGAAGCTCAGAAGGCCAATCCAGAAGGTAACTGCGCTTTTATAGACGTAGAACATGCCATGGATCCAGAATATGCTAAAAAAATAGGTGTGGATATCAAAAAGCTTTATGTTTCTCAACCAGATTCCGCCGAACAAGCATTAGATATGGTGGAGATAATGTTACAGTCCGGAGAATTTGATGTGATTGTAATTGACTCAGTGGCCGCTTTAACTCCAAAAGATGAAGTCGAAGGTGAGATGGGACAGCAATTTATGGGCAAGCAAGCTCGTTTGATGGGTCAAGCTATGCGTAAATTGACTGCTATAAGCGCAAAATCTAAAACAGTGATTATCTTTATCAATCAGATCCGTATGATGCTTAATGTTTTTCCCGGAGGAAATCCAGAAACAACTCCCGGAGGTAAGGCATTAAAGTTTGCTGCTTCGGTCCGATTAGATATACGCCGAATAGCTCAGATTAAAAAAGGAGATGAGATTCTAGGCGGAAGGGTCCGAGTTAAGGTGGTTAAAAATAAGGTGGCTCCTCCATGTCGAATAGCCGAGTTCGATCTTATGTACAACGAAGGAATATCTCGTGAAGGTGAGATCTTAGCGATGGGAGAAAAGATCGGTGTGGTAGAAAAATCCGGGCATACCTACAAATATCTAGATATAAGCCTAGGTCGAGGATATGATGCCAGCCGCCAATATCTCAAAAACAACCCTAGTACAGCAGATATCATAGTTACTGATATTCTAAATAAATTGAAAGCAGAAGTTCCTGTAGAGAGTCCAGTAGTTGAAGAAGTATCTAATGAATAACAATGTCACCTCAACGAAACTTATCAATCGACGATATAGAAAACCTTATATACGCCATATATAAGGTTACTTCTATTGATTTTAAATCCATCAGCCGGAAGAAAAATATTGTTCTTGCTAGATGGGTCTCTTGGGTAGTTATATCTGAATATCTTGGTTTATCTTCTGTTTCAATAGGTAATCTACACAATCGAGATCACACTACTGTCTTACATGGTATGAGACAAGTAAAAAAAACACATGGAATTGATATACTTAGGTTCAAAGAAATGCTTGTGGATAAGTATAGGGACAACGTGTGGATAAACAACAGTTTAAATTCTAGAGAAAAAATTGTCCCCGTGATATCCACAGAAATAAATGCTCAAAAGTGGATAACTCATAAAGGAAAATAAGGCTTTAAATATGGTTATATACTAGTTATACCCAACTAATACCCGTTATCCACAGGTATATTAGTAATAATAAGGTTTTATATAAAAAATATAATTATTAAGAAACATGTGGATAACTACAAAATATTCGTCTTAGATCTATCTTAGATTCGTCTTAGATTTGTCTTAAGTCGTTCTACAACACCTAAATGTCCGCATCGTAAAGTAAATCTTAGTTATCCACATGTTTTCTTGTAAAATAAAGCAATTAGTAGTAATATAGCAAGTATGGATAAAATTACACGAACAGGAATATTTGTTTCCCCGGAAACACATTATAAATTAAAAAAAATGGCGGTGAACAAGAAAATGACTTTTGATGAGCTTTTACAATATCTCATTCTCATTGAGGAACAGAACAAAAAATAAAATATATTTTAGTGATTATGATGAGAGCGAATAGGATATAAGAAGTAAGGGTACTCTGGTCCCGACTGGAGTGCTACAGAGGGCTTTAATTCTATTCGTTCTCACATGATCATTAAAAAGTAGAATAGGCAATAGAGCGGATTAGTAGCGTTTGATAGAGCGGTTAGGCAGTACATCACATGGTGGGTAAACAGGAGTAGCTAGTATTTAGGCTGGCCACCGATACTGCAAGGTGAAAAAATACAGCGACTCCCGTTTGCCCATCATACGAGTAGGTGCAACTCCTACATGCCCCATTAGGTAATTAAATAATTATATGAAAACAGGACAAGGAAATAAAATAGCAGGCGGAAATCCAATGAGAGGGCGTGCAGAGAACGATTACTATGCTACTCACACAGATAGCACCAAAGCATTATTGGCTGTAGAAGAAATAATATACCCAGCGTTAGAGCCAGCTTGCGGTGAGGGGCATATCTCAAAGTTACTTGATCCCTTTAAAACAAAATCATTTGATTTAGTGGACAGAGGATATGGGAATGGTGGTGTTGATTTCCTTACAAACGATTTTGTTGGAGAATACAGCACGGTAATTACAAACCCTCCGTTTAATTTATTTCAAGAGTTTGTAGAAAAAGCATTAACAATAGCGACACACAAAGTAATAATGTTTGGAAAGTTGCAAGCACTAGAGGGAAAGAAACGAGCAACCTTTATGCAAAACTCGCCATTAAAAACTGTATATGTATTCAAATCTCGCCAACAGCCATTAAGAAACGGAAGTGAAGTTGATGAACTGACAGGAAAGAAAATGAACAGTAGTACAATAGCGTTTGCTTGGTTCGTCTGGGAAAAGGGCTATGTCGGAAAGCCCTCAATAGAATGGATATAAATAATATGAACTACACATCACAAGAAGAACACGACCACTTTGAGGGAGCTGCGGAGCAATCTGTTCCGCAAAAGCCTATGACCAACACAGAAAAAAGATTAGCGGATAAGGAAAACTGTGCTATACTTAAGACATATGAAAAAACAATTAAGAAAACACCAATTAGACCCTAATTTTTATGCAAGAGTCCATTATTGGCTTAGAAAAGAGTTTGGCAAAGCCGACAAGTGTGAAATGAAAGATTGCTCTGGTAAGTCTAGTAATTACGCATACGCTCTTTTGAAAGGAAAAAGTTACGAATGTAAAAGAATTAACTTCAAAAAGATGTGCAAAAGTTGCCACTCTAAATATGATGTTACAGATGAGGGTAAAAAAGCAATATCTCAAAAATTAATGGGGCATCCAGTTTCAAAAGAATTAAGAGAACATTTAAGTCAGAAGTTCACAGGAAAAGAAAAACCTAAATCGTGGAAAAAAGTATATGCCTACAAAGAAGGTAAATTGATAAAAGTATATGAAAGTGTAAGTAAGGCGGCGAAGGATTTGAATGTAAGTGCTGGAAATATAAGTTCTTGCTGTAGTCCTAAATATCCACAAGCTATTACTATAAGAGGTTTTAATTTTAGCTATAACAAAATATGAACAACAAATATATTACGAAAAGATTAGAAGAGTTTGACATAGCTTTTCCAAAAGGAGGAACGTCTGGCTGGATTGGCGACCCAAGCTATCCCGCAGATTTATGCTGTGGGGCTGATTCTTGTTTGCCTAATTGTGATGAAAAAAAGAGAGAAGCAATCAAGGCTTTCCTCGCTGAATCTATCCACCAAGCAGTAGCAGAGGAGCGGGAGAGGGTGGTGGGGGTGATAAATGAGGTACTTGATATTGCGAAAGGTAACCTATACCCGTATCAAGATGACAAAGAAAGATTGGAAATAGTGATAGAAAAGTTAATGACCCTCCCTAGACATTAACAGATAAATAAAGATACATGAACCACCCAGAACACATTTGTAGATTCAATGACGCACCACAAACTTGTGAATGTTATGACGAAGGTTATAAACAAGCCCTAGCAGAAGAAAGGGATAGGGTGAGAGATAAAATAAAGAGCATGAGTCTAAAAAGTGAAAACTCTATTGATAAATTACTAGAAGACAGCGAGCAAAACAGGATAACAAATCTTCTCAATCAAAATATGGTTATAGGCTATCAGGTTGCATTAAGCGACCTCCTCGCCACACTCCAAGACAAAACAGATAAAGAATTATGAAAATAACACGATGCCACATTTGCGATAAACCATTCTTCCCAAATCCAAGCACTACTGATTTTGCTCAAGGATTTGACCCTAATGCTTGCCCTCAATGTAATGCCAATGCCATTAAAAACTCACAGATTGTAGATAATAAAACTTACTCAATCGCACAAGCCATAGCAGAAGATAGAGCGAGGGTAAACGTAATTATACAAAACATATTATTAGCGGTAGAAAGTTCTGCTCATAAAAATGAAAAAGGAGAAGATGTAGTTTACGCAGGTCAAGTGAACAGACTAATGGGGGAAGTAGACGACCTCCTTTCCTCCTTGACTTCATAATAATAATAATATATACTTAATCTATGAATAAATGTAAACATTGTTTTTACGAATGGGTATCAAGGGTCAAAAAACCTAGACAATGCCCGAACTGTAAACGCCAAATTAAGTATGAAAAATAAGATTTGTATATTGTGTAAAATGGAAAAGACCGTTTTGGAGTTTTATAAGTTGTCTGCTAATCGAAACGGTCTTCAGGGTTCCTGTAAAAAATGTTGGGATGCAAGGAGTTTACTAAATAAACGTAAGAATTACGACCCCGTGAAGCAACTAGAGTGGTCATTAAAAAGAAAACAAGAAGGTCGACAGATGCGAGATTTTTTGCGACAAGTGGTAAAGTTCCCAGAGAAATACAAAGCGAGGTATACGCTAAAGGACGCAGTAAAAAGTGGTAAGGTGAAAAAGGAGCCGTGCGTAGTGTGTGGAAATGTAAAATCCCAAGGACATCACGACGACTATTCAAAACCACTACAGGTGAAATGGTTATGCCAGATACATCACGCCGACTTACACTTTAATTTTCGTCGATACGCCTCTCTAGACACACCATTAACAGATAAAGATATATGACAAATAAAGAAATAGCCATGTTAGAACTTAGAGGAGATAGACTTATTTTAATTCAAAAGTTTGGAAAAATGAATGCTAGTCAGGTTGAGGTTGATGTAACTGGAGTTTGGCACTTTTTCAGGGACTATCAAGAATACTTGAGTACGCCCTTAGACAAACCATCAAATAAAAAGAGTGGCAGATTACCAAATTGTGTTGGAGAAAGTTGGGGGCATACTGGGGCTTGTAAGTAACTACCTATATAAATATATGAGAGAAATAAAAGATAAGTAAAAATCGCCCTAAGGCGACTTAAACCGGTGAAATGGGGTCCTCCAGCACCTAGATATATATATTTATTGTGTCCTTGTGGGACAAGATAATACTAGCACATACACAAAGATAGTCAATCTTTTATAACAAGTTATACAAAGTGTGATAGTATATAAATATAATAATTTTTTAAATAAAATAATAAAATGGCAGACATAACAGAAGTTCTTACTGGTATAGCGGCAAGAAAAAAGATCCTTGCGGGAGTAAATAAGGTTTATGACACAGTAAAACTTACTCTTGGTCCGGAAGGAAAGAATGCGATCCTCCCTCGAACAGGCAATCGTGGTCCTCGAAATACAAATGATGGTGTGACGATAAGTGAGAATATAAGACTCAAAGATGAACATGAACGATTAGCAGCTGATGCTTTTAAAGAAGGCTCTAAAAAGACAAATGAGCTTGTAGGTGATGGCACGACTACAACCGCCGTGATTGCCGGTGATCTTATAAATCGAGTGTTTGGTATGATTTCAGAACAAGATGTGCCTTCTGCCAGCCTTATAAGCTCCAAAACTCCTGTTCGTAAAGGTGTCCGGGCGCTGAGACAAGAGATGAAAGAAGCTAAAGATTTAGTTATCGCTGAAGTTAAGGCTCAAGCAAAGCTTATTAAAACTCTCGCGGATCTTGAGAAGATCGCTATTATTTCAATAGGTAAGGAAGATGAGGAAGCCGCTAAGAGTGTTGCAAAGCTTATATGGGAGATTGGTCGAGATGGCGCTGGAAACTTCATGGATAACCACGTGGACGTTACTGAGGGGTATAAAAGAACTTTGGAGACAGAAGTTATTCGTGGTATGAGATTCCCTTCAAAAGTAGGATCAAAAGCATTTGTAAATAATCCCGCACGATTTGAAATGATCGTCGAGGATACAGCAGTTTTGATAACTAACTACAAATTGGATAATCCATGGCAGGTGGTTGCTATCCTAGATCGAGTGAAAGTACCAAGGATAGCTTTTTTTGCTCCAGACTTTTCTCCGATGGTTATAAAGTCTCTTATTGAAACTACAAAAAATGGTATGGAGTGCTATCCGATAAAATGTCCAGCTCTACGAACTGAACAACTAGAAGATCTTGCTGTTTATACCGGCGCAACAGTTATTGATAAGGAAATTGGAAAGAAACTAGAAACAGTCACAGTGACAGACTTAGGATTTGCTGGTAAAATAGTAGTTAAGGATACCGAAAATCGGGAGGATGCAGTTCTCTTGGGAGGTAGGGGTGAACTAATAAAACGAGGAACAGGAACCTTGATATCGGAGAGGTGTGACATTCTAAAAAAACAGATTAAAGAATCTAGGAATGATATCACTCGCATTTCACTTGAGAAGCGTATTGCAAGCCTATCATCTGCTGTTGGAGTCATCCGTGTAGGATCCACAACGAGCGCAGAGGGTCTTTACCTTAAGCTTAAGGTAGAAGATGGTGTCTTTGCTTGTAAGGCGGCACTGGATGAGGGTTATGTGGCAGGTGGAGGTCTTTGTTTAAAGAAGATCGCCGACAAGCTTCCACATAACATTCTTACGGAAACTCTTTTAGCACCTTACAATCAGATCCAAAAGAACGCCGGGGGCAATTTGGAGATAGGAAAGGATGTAGTAGATCCAGCAAAAGTAGTACGTCTTGAAGTTGAACACGGTGTATCAGTTGCTTCGATGCTTATCACGACAGATATCCTTATCCCTGAGATCCGCGAAAAATCTCCGGTTGAGGGATATGAAGAAATTGCAAAAGCAATCAGAACCTATTCATACTACTGGGCAAAGAAGGAGGGAATGTTAAAAGCTTCTGAGGACGAGGCAGAATCAGATAGGAATAAAGCGTTCGAGTCAGTATTAGATGGCGATAAAGGATAAATATGAAATTTTATACCTTTCAAAAGAATTTTATTATAGATATCGGTCGCCACAGTTTTGTTCTCAGTTTTAAAGTTCCGTTTATTAAGCACGGTCATAACGTATAAATTTATGCCACAATCAGGAGCCGCTCGAAAGAGTATGATGAAGAAGCCAATGAAGCACGCTAAGAAGATGAAAGTAAAGAAATCAAAGTCAGGTAAGAAGGGTTACTAAAAGCTATGCCAGTAAAAAGAAAGAAAACAAAAACAAAGTCTCAGATCACGGATGCAGTTTTACCGCATAAAAACAATCCTTACGGAGCTAATCAATGGGTGGCTGATCCCCGACAACAACTTTTTCTTTCTTATTACTTGAATCCTAAAAGTCCTACATTTTCAATTGCTATACATAGTGCATTGAAAGCTGGTTTTGCCAAAGAGTATGCTGAAAACATAATGAATTTGATGCCGGACTGGCTAGCGGAAAGACTGGGGAAAATATCCCCTATGCTTTTAAAAGCTGAAAGAAACCTTAATGAATTACTAGATCTTCCATCTGAAACTCAAGCTATGGGAGCCTTTGGTCCTATATTTAATAAAATTGGTAAAGGAAAAAATAGTAAAAAAGAGCCTGTTTTTGTACACAACACTGGACTACTTAAAATAAAATCAGATGTATCACAGTTTGTAGCAGAGCGTATTGGTAAATCAAAATATGGTCCAAAGGTCGCTGATACAAGTGTGTTTAATATAGCTATTTTCAATGATGAACAACGAGAAACAATCGCTCGACGAATTATCGCCAGAGGATCTAATGGTAATAGAGGGAGCGAAAAACAACCTAGTTGATTTTGAGGTCGCTACTGATCCTCGATATAAGCCGAATTGGCATCACGAAAAGATTGCTAAAGAGCTTGAACACATCGAAGTTTTTGGTGATAGGGATTATAAAATCCTTATTATTACTGTCCCGCCAAGACATGGAAAATCGAAACAATGTTCCATAGACTTTCCTACGTGGTACTTGGGACGTAATCCAGAAAAAGAGATTATTATTACATCTTATTCCGCCGAACTAGCTGAAGGATTCGGTGGTAAAGCTCGTGATAAAGTAGACACACCTGCCTATAAAAATATATTTAATACACGACTCAAAGAAGATGAAAAAGCCCGTGGTAGGTGGAGTACTAACAAAGGTGGTGGATATGTTGCCGCCGGAGTAGGTGGTGCTATAACCGGACGTGGTGCTGATATATTGCTTATTGACGATCCAGTTAAAAACAGGGAAGAAGCAGAATCGGCTGTATACAGAGAGAAAACATACGACTGGTTTACTTCAACGGCTTTCACTCGTCTTTCACCCGGTGGCGTAGTGATTATTATTATGACACGGTGGCACATGGATGATCTTGCCGGACGAATCCTTGCAGATGAGGATCTTTGTAAAATGACAAAGGTTATCAAATTTCCCGCAGTAGCAATTGAAAATGACGGTATAAGACTAATAGGTGATGCTTTATGGCCGGAGAGATACACAACCGAAGCCCTTGGAAAGATAAAAGTGGCTATCGGACTTTACGACTTTGCCGCACTTTACCAATGCAATCCAATTCTCACTGAGAAACAAGAGTTCAATCCTGATTGGTATGTTGATATCTCAGAAGCTGAGCTGGCTGTAAAATCAACCGCAAGGTATTTAACTGTTGATACGGCCATGTCTAAAAAATCACAAGCAGACTTTTGTGGTTTCGTAGATAACGAAGTAGATAAAGAAAACTTTTGGAATCTTCGCGCATGGCGGGCAAAGATTGGTCCGGAAGAACTTGTGGACTCTCTTTTTGCTCTACAGGAACGCCGGAAGTATTCTTCAATAGGTATTGAACGAACGGCTTATCTCGATGGATTGAAACCATTTCTTGATTCTGAACAAAGAAAACGCAATAGATTTTTACCTATTATTGAATTGAGTCATAAAGGAACCGCAAAGGAAATTAGAATACGAAGTATCATTCCAAGATATGCAACAAAATCTGTTCGCCATGTGAAAGGTCAATGCGATGCTCTTGTAGAAGAACAAGCTCAGTTTCCAAATGGTATGCATGATGATGTTCTCGATGCCCTCGGGTATCAAGATCAGATAGCTTCAATTATTAAAGGCGGATCAACAACAACCAAGCCAACTTACTCCGGATATAATCGCCGGTCATAACCTAATTTGTTATTTTTATGTTACAATTATATCCAGTCCACATGGTAAGATGTGCTAATTTTTAATAAAATATTATGATTGGCGATACATCATCGGCTAAAGCTGCTGTTTCTAGTTACACTCCTTCAAAAGAAATTCAAGACTTTACTGCTACTGTTCAAAAAGATTTTTCAGACGGTGTTGAAATACTCAATAGACCATGGACAGAGCTTAATGATCTCTCAGTTATTGATCGTATGAACCGCGACCAAAGGACTTTTAATGCCTTTGTAGACGAAAATATAGAAGATCCAGCAGAAGCATGGAAGTGGCGCGGAACACGCTCCAAGGCTCGAAATAAGGCTATTGCCATGCATGCTCAGATCACTGCCGGATACATCATTCCTATGTTCATGGCTCAAAATGAGAACGATGAAGAAGATCGTTGGTTTTCTGACGCTATGCGTGATATTACAGAGTGGATGGTGAACAACTCAAACTATAAATCTTCATTCCTTATGGCCTCTATGGGTATGTTGGTCAATCCAGTAACCTATCTTGGCGGGGAATACGCTCAAGTCTTTCAAACTATTAAAGAGAAAACTGATAAAGGATTCACCTCAAAAGAAATTATTGACGAAGTCCTGTCAGGTTTTCAAGCTCCAGTATATTCCGCCGATCAGATTCTTATTAAAAACGCTTACGAGCAGAACATCCAGAAGCAAGGTAACTTAATCAAACGCCGTTTTATAGATAAAAACGAAGCAGAAGCAAAGTATGGAGAACACGAGAATTGGGAATACGTCCAAGCAGGAACCAAATCAATCTACAGTGCAGATCAAGGACTGTTCTATGATGTTAAAGATGATGAACATCCTTTCCTTGTTGAAGAAGCAACCTATTTAAACCGCCGAAGTGATACAGAAGTATGTTTCATTGGTGGTATTTATCTTGGTGATAATGATGTAGATAATAATCCTATACGCCATAGAGATAATCGAAACGCTCCAAAGTATAATGTGGTCCCTTTTGGATATCAAAGAGTTAATGAACACTTCTTTTACTACAAATCATTGATGAACTCTCAGTATTGGGACAATCAATTACTTGATGCTCAATATGAAGTAGGTATGAACCGGGCATTTCTTGATACAAACATGCCTTTAGCTGTCTCAGGAACCGATAAAGTGGACTCAGATATCATCTTTCCTAACGCTGTTACCGCCTTTGCCGATAAAGATGTCAAGGTTACTGCTATGCTCCCACAAGCAGATCTTAGTAAGATGTTCGGCGCTATGGCTGTTGTTGAAAAATCAATGGACGAATCATCCATTTCAGATGTCACTGGAGGCAATCTTCCACAAGCAAACCAAAAAGCTACAGGTATTGCTATCGCAGAACGTAACGCAAAGGTATTACTTCAAGGCGTTGGTAAGACTCTAGCCGAATCAATCGTGCAGTACGGTGGACTTATGGCCGATATCGCTATTACTCACCTAAGTATTCCTCAAGTCGAGGAAATTATCGGTGAACAAAGCAAATTAAAATACCGCTCATTTATCCTAAAGGACAAAACAGTAGGAGGACGTAATGTCTCTAAGGTATTAAAATTCGATAAAACCCTACTTAGCGCAGAGATGACTGATAAGGAGAAAAAATCAGAAGGATATAAATTACTCGAACAAACAGGTTATCCAGAGAATGATCAGGAGATATACCGAATCAATCCAGAGCTTTTCGCGCGCATGAAGTATCTTACAACCGTAGAACCAGAGCGTATGTTCCCTAAGAATGAAGAATTTATGCAAGCGATGTTCTCTCAACTTATGACTCAGATGCAAAACAACCCTTATGTGTCTCTTGAAGCACTCACACGCAAGACTTTGTATCAATTCTTACGTGGAGATGCAGATGAGGTTATGCAGAAGCCTCAAATGACACAACCTATTGATCCGAACAACCCAGAAGTGCCAAATAGTAAGGCTGGTGATAAAGCTGTGACGAAAGGATTATCAGGTGGACTTGCGAGTGTTGGAATTGCGTAGTAAAATTAGTAGTAAGAAAAATAATTTTTAAATATGGAAATAAAATCATTCACGTTAGTAGATGCTCAGAAGCTCGATCGAGCATTAAACGGTACTCCCCGAGGAGATGGTACTACAATTGGAGGTGTAGGAAACGGCGCATATTTTTTAGAAGGAAAATGGATGCGTAATGGTGAAGAGCTAGAAGAATCAAAAGTAGAAATTCTTGAATCAGCTGTTTTGGCTGAGTATGACAAAGTTGGCGGTCTTATCCGAAAGAATGGTGACAAGGTAAAAACTGGCTCTTTCTTTGATTTTAAAGGAAAAAAGCCCTTTGATAAACCAAAGGTTTCGTTTGTATATCAAGTAAACGGCAAGTTTATCGAAGTTCCAGAAGGTAAGGAGCTTCCCGGAGAAGTTAAAGCCGTGAAGATGTTAGAAGAGCAGGATTTGGATACGAATGAGGAAGTTGAAGAAAAGAAGTCAAAGAAGAGTAAAAAATAAACCATGGAATCATCAGAGTAAACAATCTTACAAAAACATCTCGCTCGATTTATAGTCGGTGAAGTATTCAACACTATAACCGAAGAAGATATCTTAAAGATTAAAGCTCCGGGTGTTTGGGAACATAAAAGTAAATTACTCAGTCCTGGACAAGTAAAAGCCCTCAAATCAGAGGCGTAGTTGTTTAAAGAATCAGGATTGTGGAAAATACTTTTCGCGGAGTTACAGTGGTTAGCCTATAAACGTGGATATGTGGAATCAAAGACGGAAGCAGATCTCATCGCCGGAAAGCTTCTAACTTATCTCACAAATGTTATAGACACAAAGTTGAATCGGATGATCGACAATTGAAAACAGAAAACCGTCACGCTTGGTAAGAAGCGAGGGCGGCTCGACGGAGCGCTTGATCTTGTTGGATGGTCCAACTCTTACCAGTTAGACATTCAATACTATCGGGCTATCCGTTAAGCCTCCCTCACAAAGGAGGTTTTTTATGTACTGGCGAGACCCAGATGCCGTAAGGCTTTATATGATAATAAGTCTACAGATGACTCTAACTCTGATGTCACAATTATGACTGAAGAACAAAAAAAAGCCGAAACTGCTAAGCTCGAAGCTGCTAAAAAAGCTAAGGAAGATGCAGATGCTACCGCAGCCGCTGCCGAAGATGATGAATCTGAGGAAGAGGATAAGGGAGCTGACGACGAGGACATTGAAACCCCAGACTATGAAAGTCTACTTAAAGCTGAGCGAGAAGCGCGAGAAAAGGCTGAACAAGCACTCGCAGACAAAAGGTTTAAAGATTCTGAGCGCAAACGTAAAGGAGATGATGATCAAGACGGTGAAGAGGATGAATCCGATGAGGATGATAAGCCTTTAACTCGAAAGGATCTACAAAACCTCCTAGCACGGGAACGCCAAGTTACCCAAAAGGAACTACAAGAAGATAGCATCGTAAAGATAGCTACTGAGTTGTCGGAATCCGAACCGGAAGCCAAGCTTGTCGCAGAGATATATAAAAATCGCACATGGCCCGCTCATCTTTCACTACGTGAACAGCTTGAGGAAGCACATGCGATAGCTCATCATAAGAAACTACAATCCACAAATTCAGAGCTTCGGCGTGCTTTGAAAGCGAAAGGTGTAGCTTCAAACGATGCAGCAAGTTCTCATAAAGATCCACTTGCAGGAACCGCACCAAAACTATCAACAAATGATGCGGCTTCATACACAAGAGCAGGATTTACGTTTGATACAGCTAGAAAGATCTATAGGAAAAAACTCCCTAACGGAAAGTTTTACAATAAAGATCCGAAAACTAAGAAAACTTTCATCACAGACAATTAGTCACTAAAGGGATTACAACGCTTATCAGCAACGATGGTTTATAAAAAAACCATCAACGTAATTCATATATAAAATCTATGATCGCAGATCTTAAAGTAATTGGTCCTTGCGCAATCTTTCCACGTTACCTCGTAGCAGGTGGCACAAAGATTCGTGTAGGTGAACCAGTTCATTCAGTAGCAACATCATCATCTGGAGCGGCTTCGGCTAATACAGTGGTGCTTGCAGCGGCAGACGGCCCAGTAATAGGAACTCATCGTTTTGCAGGAATTGCAAACGAGAACGCTCTTCTTGCAGCAGTCGGAACCGTTCTTGAACAATTCTTGAACAGCGCATGTCCAGTTCCAGCAGTTGGACGTATTCGAGGTAGGGCAGAAACAGCAGCTTCAGTAGACACTCTTACTGAACTTGCTCTTCTTATTGGAGACTATGTTCTTATCGACTATGCAGCAACCGGAGCAACAGATGGTGGCCCACTTTACACACTAAAGGAAGGCGCAACAGCTGATACTTCAGGTCTTGAAATTGTTGGTGGAAACACAGCCCTTTCAACCCTCGATGTAACCGTAGAAGCGAGAGCATATCGACACGACGTAAGCTAGTAGTTGGTTTGACGGTATTATTCCTTAATTCTTAACAGCCATGAACCTACAAGGTGGACATACAACAGCCCTCTCTCCAGATGCAGTACAAACGGAGATTGACGGCGTGGCATACGAGAAGTACCAGAGGACACAGCAACCTGGATACCTCTCAGCAAATGACGAATTTTTCTTCAAGCAGTCTTCAGAACCATTACTTGCTTATACTTGGGATGAGGATTCCAACGTAGGAGGCTTTGATGAGACAGATGAGCAAGAAGAACTTACAAACACTGATACCTTCATTGGCAACACCAAGACGAAGCGTATGCAGAAATGGACGAAACAGATTCCTGTTTCTTCAGAAGCCTTCCATGCCGATAAGGTAGGAAAGCGCCAGCGAATTGGTGAACAGATGGGTGACAGAGCAAGACTTACTCAGGATAAGAAGGCAATTCTTAACACATACGGAGATGCGTTTACAGGATCTGTAAACACAACTCCGGATGGTCAGGCTTTGGCTTCAAACTCTCACACTACACTTAAAGGTGTAACTGTAGACAATCTTGAGACATCAGTTTTTTCAGCCGATGGACTTTGGGTTTCAGTTCAGTCTCTTGCGAACCAGAAGGCTCAGGACGGTGAAGCCGGATCTTATGTATTTGAAGGTACACTTGTTCCATTTATCCTTTATAAGACAGCAAAGGAGACTATGGATTCAACACTTGTACCGTTCTCAGGAGAAAATCAGGTAAACATTTTTGACACCATTTATGGAGCAGTCAAAATTGCAGCATCTATTTTCCTTGGATCAACGTACAACACATCTACGAACGCAAACACGTCTTACCACGTAGTTTCTTCTCAGCACATGGTTAATCGAAAGGTGCATCGCGATCTTTATACGAGCATGATTTTGCCAGAATACACAGCAAATGACTCGTATGCTTATCGTGGTCGCTTCCTCGAAGCTCATTTCCCAGAATCATTCTGCGGTTATGTCGGTAGCAACGGTACAGTCGCTTAATTTACCACTTAATCACTAACCAAAATGAATAAATTCATTACGGGAGTGATAGGACTTGTAGCAATTACAGCTCTTATTATCTCTTTGGCGAAGGTTGGTGGTAATAGCCAGCCAGCCGCAGATCTTGGTGCATCGGGTACACGCTTTCCTAACGGAATCAGCGCGAACAACGTATCGCCAGCAGTAGGTCAAATTATCGGTACTACTTTAACAACCGGATCGCTCACAGTTACGACTTCAAACACCGCAACCTCAACGAGCTATCTAGGATGTATAAATACTACCGCAACTTCGACTGCAACAAGGATCAGAATGGTCTTTACAGATACAGCTACCACTACAAAAGCAGGTCCTAACGGCACATCAGCCAATGGATCAGTTCTTTGGCAGTACGGTACTTGTCCTTAAAGCTTTGCTCACTTTGTCCCTTTATGGGGACAAAGACGAGCATGGCTCACTTATAAGTTAATTATTAAAAATGAACAATTTATCACTTAAACAAAAGATAGTAGCAGCGCTTATGGCGCTAGTTGCCATATTTGGTGGTAGCTCAGTAGTAAATAACCTTGGAGCCGGAGGAGGATATCAAACAGCCCCAACTTTCTCTGTCGCTTCTTCTACCGCTTTTACTCTCACGACTACATCTCAGAGATTACTAGCCTCATCGACTCCAACGAAACGTCTAGCCGCAACAATTCAGCCGGTCAATTGTACTCTTGTAACCGGAGGTCTTATTTACATGAGAGCTTTTAATGATGCTCCAGCCACAGCCGCAACAGGTATTGCAGCGTTCGGATCATCTACACTCGCACTTGAAGATTATCCAGGCACTCCAGTAGTTCAAGGATCTGTTCAAGGAATTACAGCAGCCGGAACCTGTACGGTATTAGTGACGGAATGGATTTCGCGGTTTTAAAAGTTAATAACACTCAAATTGACAATAGATGAAGTAAAAGCAAATCTTGGCGCACTCTTGCATGGCGGCGATGCAGATGATCTTGATGATGTTGATCTTCTTCTTGAGCGTTCCGCAAATAAGGTTTTATCTAAAGTAGATCCATTGGAGACTATAAGGACGGCAACTCTTTCTCAGACAATCCATGATGATGTTTATAACTACGCCGCACCTTCAGACTTTAAAAAGCTTATAGATCTAATTCCACAAGACAACAGGCAGTTATGGGATAAGGTGGTAAGAAACCCCGCAGGACAATTCGACTTACTTAAAGCAATCCAGAATAAGGTTATATCCATAGAAGGCTCAGAAGGCTCTAAAATCCTCCGTATCAACTGGAGAACACGTAAAGGTAAAGTTCTCAACTCAATGGACTCTCTCACGGGTAACGGCACGTGGAGCGCCGTAGGGAGCGCAACAGGAGTCAAGGTCAATACGATATTCAAGAAATCAGGCTCAGGTTCAGTAGAGTTCGATCTTGTCTCTTCCGGAGATGGAATTAAGAACACTGCTCAAACCGCCCTAGATCTTACTGATGAAGATGAAGTGGCGGATATATTCGTGTGGTTATACCTTCCATCAGCCCCTACAAGCATCTCAGCACGCTGGGGAAACGATCTTACAGCAAACTATTGGTCCTCAACCGCTCAGACAGCACAAGCAGACGGGACAGCCTTTAAAACAGGATGGAATCTATTAAAATTCTCATGGGCTTCAGCTACAGAAACAGGCACAGTGGTCCCTACAACCGTAGATTCATTTCAGATCACAGTCGCAAACTCTTCGGCCATGGTAAACATTCGTGTTGATAACATTATATTTTCAATCGGACGTAACTTTGATATCAAATACTATTCAAAGTATCTTCTAAAAAATACCGCAGGGACATGGATAAGCCGAACAACTAATGATAATGACGTAGTGGTCCTAGATAATGACGGAATAGAAATTTATCATAGAGAGAATCTTATCGCCGCCGGACAGCAATCTCAAAACAGCGCCTATGACTTCACATGGGCAGGTATTGAACTAAACGGTAACACATCAGCTCCACATCCAGCAGATAGAATTGGTCTATATGGAAAATACCGCGGAGAACATCCTTCTCAATCAGTTAAAATAGTATTTAACTACGGTGGTAAGCCGGGTAGAGGTAGATGGTAAAACAAAACTATGAATCCAGAAGACATTTTTGAATTTAAAATGAGGGACATCTTTCCGGGCTACAATAGCGCGAGCGATAAAACTAAGCTCAAACCCGGCTTTCTTATTCGAGGTTCAAAGAATGTATATAAAAAAGTAAACGGCAATCTTGCATCACGTCCGGGACTAAAGCGCCGAGGATCAGTAGATGCGACTCAAGCAGGAGTCAAATCATCACATGAGTTTGAAACTAACCTTGGTGCCGTTCGCACTCTACGAGTAGCAGGTGGAAAATTAGAGGTGGAATCAGATCTTGTGACAACAGGAACGTATGTTTGGTATGAACTTAAACTCACTTCTACATTAGAGTCACTTGCCGGTACTTATACTAGATTCGTATTTGATTCATGGTGGGATCCAGATGATAAATCTTCAAGACTTGTAATGGTCCGAGGTGATTCAAGGATTCTTTACTGGTCCGGAGGAATGGTTCTTATAGATTCCGCGCCAACCGAAACAACCCTAAAAAAACAAGGCACTACAACTTGGGCGCAAGAAGGTTTTGCTTTAACTATCGCTGGAGAAAAGAAAGTTATGTTAAGTGATGGCCGAGAGATAACTTATACCGGCGGAGAAGGAACAACAACTCTTACCGGAGTCACATATTCATCCGGGGATTCTTTGACTGTTACTTCAGGGATGGTCGCAATTCAATCTGTTTTTTCAACAGCTGGAGGTGCTACAAAGATGTTTCCGTCTACATACACCCCAGATTTTATTAAAGTCTTTGGAAACCAGTCTTTTGTTGGTTCATATTCATCTCGTCTTATTTATCAATCAGCGGATTCAACCCCATCAGGTTCACCTTTAGGGTTTTTAAATTATGAAAACACAAGTGATCGTGTCGCTGGGGATCCAGATGTTATCACTCTTGATAATCTTGCAAAAGGAATTGGAGAAAAAAACGGACAGCTCGTTATTTTTGCCGGCAACGATGAGATGTATCTAATTACTCCAAACACGAATGTTACATTTGCCTACACTATTAACGCAGCCGCTGACAGAGCTTTCGTTTACAACAAAGTAGAAAAGAAAGTCCTCACAGGACTCTCCAGCGCCCTAGGGCATGAGTTTATAGGTAACTTCGGAGATTATCTCGTATGGGTAGATCAGAAGCATCAGTTAAGAGCTTTGGGAGCTTTCACAAACGAAGTCACTATCAAACCTATTACATTGTCTCTTCCGGTCCAAACAGAACTCTTTGAAGATGATTTTACCGGAGGACACCTTAAGACTATAGAGGACACAATTTATATAACCGCGCCGAACAACGGAAGAGATTGGATGTTCACCTCTCGCGAAACAGTAAACAATGACGGATCTGTATCATCAGAAAAATTCTGGCATGCTCCGCAAGTACGATCCATTTCACGCTTCGCTCTAATTGATGGAACAGTTTATGGATACTCAAATGTAAATCCGCAAATTTATCAAGTATGGGACACAGGTCAATGGTTTGATGATGTTCCCTCAGGAGAAGAGATGCCTTATTCAGTGGTAATGACGTTTTCTTATGAGAACAATAATCGCCCGCAAGGACTCAACTATTTTGATAAGGCGTACTTTGAAGGCTTCATGATGCAAGGTGTAGATCTAAAAGCCCTAGTCTTATTCGATTATCAAGGGTCCAAAGGCACTAGAGAATTGGAAGTAAGTAAAGAGGGAAACCTTGCTAGTTTTTACACAGGAATAAATCCTTCATCCCTTGGAGACTTAGCTCCCGGACTCGCGCCTTTAGGTGATGGAATTATTGAAGAAAGCAACTCTGAAGAAACTGTACCGAAGTTTCGAGCGATATGTAATATTCTTCAGGCAAAAGATTGTTTTGATTACACAATTCAGGTCTATAGTTTAGAAAGTGATGCACGTTGGGAATTGTCACGCTTTGGGTTAAATGTCAAAATATCCAAGAATAATCCGACATTTTTAAGAAAATGAGTTATAATTAACAATAAATATATGGAATTTTTTAAACAATTTATTTCGATAGTCACAGCTGGGATGATTGGTATTGGTTCATGGTTCGGCTTTATACCAGAATCTCAAATACTCCCTCAAAATCAAATTGTAAATGATGTTTCATTAGGCGCTTTCAACACAACCGGAGGAAAATCTTACAGATTAAAAGCATCAGTTGGAATATCAGACACAACTGTAAATCTATCCAGCTTCAAAGAGCCGGTTTCAAACATTGCATATACAATGGCGTATATCAATACAACTATCGGATACGGAACTCTCGATCCGCAAATTCCTGATAAATCTGAGTTTGTTTCATTCACAGGTATAACTCAAAATTCTGATGGATCCGCCGCTCTCACAGGAGTAACCCGTGGACTCACACGAACTCCAGCCAGCGCAGGTTGTACTGCTTCCACGACTCTAGCGGTAAGGCATCCAGCACAATCCATATTTATACTCTCAGATTCTCCATGTCTCTTCGCGGAATATGCTGTAAAACAAAACGATGAGTCTATCTCAGGATCATGGACATTTCCTACTCCAACCGCAGCAACAAACGCCGCAACAAAGACTTATGTAGATACTTTGGTAAACGGAGGAGCTGTATCAACTGATGCAATTATTGTCGCCGCAACAGCAGGTGAAACTATTTCATCAGGAAACATTGTCTACTTTAATAAATTCGAGGGTGAATGGCGCAAAGCAGATGCAGACTTTGCTTCTACTAGCCTCACGGTCCTATTAGGAGTTGCTCAAGGAGCTGGCACAGATGGAATTGCGATATCTGGAGGTGTTCTCTTAAGAGGTCTTGATCTTAAAAATACAAACACAGGAGGTACTGCTGGAACTATTTTATATCTTTCTGGTACTGCTGGTGCAACAACCACGACCGCCGGAACATTTGAAAAAATCCTTGGATATGTGAAGTCGGCAACGAACACTTATTTTACAGGTAATTCATTTTCCGCAGATATTTTATCTTCTGGTAGAGTATCGGATCATATTATTCCTACATCACTTGCGACAACAACTTTTACTGGAACTACAACAATAAACACTACAAAGTTTGTAAACACTACAGGAGGTAAGGCATTTCAGTATGGTGGTAATGGATCAGATGGTAATCTTACTATTACTTCCGGCGCAACGAATATTGATCTTGGTGCTTCCTCTTATGTAGTAAAGAATTATACAAACATATCAATCACTGGATCTGGTTCACTTACATTTTCTAACCCAAACTCTAATGGAACGGTGGTGTTTTTATTGAGTCAAGGATCAACAACACTTACATCTAGTGCCGCTCCAATGGTAAGTATGAAAGGAATGGGTGGTATTGGTGGAAATGAGAATGATACATCGGGTAGTGTAGGTTATCCGGGCTACACATATAATATTTGGGGAAATAATGGTGGTGGTGGTTCAGTAAACGGCTCCGCCCCTGGTGGTGGTGAATCATTCTTAACTGCTTCTTCATCAAAATTCAGATACTTTCCATCAAACAACTCATACCTTTCTCAAAGATATCCTTTTATATTTACAGGTGGCGGAGGAGGAGGTGGTAGTGTTAGTGGTTCCGGCGATGGTGGAAATGGTGGTGCTGGCGGCGGGGGGCTTATAATAGAAACAGCAGGAACACTAATATTCACAACATATATTGGTTTAGCTGCTAACGGTATTAACGGAGGTAATGCGACTCTTAATGGTTCCGGCGGTGGAGGCGGCGGAGGAGGTTTTGTAGGTCTTTATTCCGGGACAATATCTTCTCAGACTGGCACAATCAACGTAGACGGTGGTGCTGGTGGTATTGGTAGTAACAACGGTGGTGGTGGCGCGAGTGGTACTTCAACTATAACCTTACTCCCTTAATATGGATCCTACTATAGACATGGAAGGACTAACGGCACAGGACTTCACTCGCCGATATAAAGAAGCTCAAGCGGCTGAAACCACTCTTAAATCGCAAGGATATGCTTCGGCTGACTATAAAGAGGTCC